ATACCAGCAAAGCGTTGCGTAACTGCATCAATGTACGCTTGTTGTATTGCTTGCGCAGCTGCGTCAGCCTTTTGCCGTGCTACAGCGTTCTCTCTAATGTACCTGTCAACACTGATGTTTTTGACTTTGTCCGGGTCATACTTACCATTGAGAATGTCTTGATGCATCTGGTCAACAATGTCATCAAAGCCAAGACGCGCAATTGCAGCTTTCTCCAATTTGTACACTATTGCTTCAGGGTTAGACTCACCTGTCAGACTTGGGAAGAACTGCGTGGCGCTGTAATCCATTTGGCCAAGCGCATGCTGTACTTTAGTAGGTATCACAGCCGCATCAGCCATGTTCTCATATGCAGCGCCAAGCTTAAGATTCTCAATTTCTTTTTGCAATGGCTCAATATTGTTTTTGCTAAAAGTACGGGCTTCACGTGTGTCTTCAATTGCGCGCCATTCTTGCTCTTTTTGTTTAAGCTCAGCTTGCTTTGCATTGAGTGCTGTACTTAATGCGCCTACTTCAGGAAAGCCTGCTGCCGCACGATTCTTTGCCGCAGTTCGTATTGAGTTTTCGCCGGACAATAAGACGTGCTCTGGGTCTTGAAATGTGAAGCCTTGCATTGCAAGGGTACGAGCCGGGTCTGCTTCAGTACCAAGATACTTGGTTACGAACGCGGGGAAGTTGTTGATACGCCATTTTTCAGATGCCTCATAGCGCTTAAGGAACTCATCAGTAGTAGGGATGGGTGTTACGCCTGGCTGTGTGGCAACTGCAGCAGCAAGTGGCGACTTGGCGTACTCATCAGCAGCTGCCATGTATTCTTTTGCCATGCCTTCTGAAGTAGGCCCACCATGAAACGCTTCTAATGCTAAAATGGCTTCACTTGGGCTAGGGGCGTTTGGAAATTTCTCAAGGGCGCGTTGCGCAAGTGCAGTGTCAATACCTACATCATGCACTGCATTATTGTCACGTGCATACTGCGCCATGTACGTATTAAGCAATGGGTGCGGCTGCATCATTTCATCAAATGTAAGCTTACCCTTATTCAGTTCTACAGATAGTGGGTCTGCTCTGCTAATGTCCCCACGAGGTCCTGTTACAGAAGTTGGAATAGCTAAAGGCGCTGCGCCCTTAGGTGGGTTGGCGCGTAGAATCCTTGAGTCTACAGGCCGCATGACATACATGCTTGTGTCAGGCATCAATGCAGATGCCGCAGCAGACAACGGCGACATACCTGCCGTGTCAGTACGTGCTATGCGTGCGTCAGCTTGGCGCTCAAGCGTGTCGCCTACAGACTCAGCTGTGCCTTGCAGCTTGACGCCAAACGTAGACTCGCCTGTGACTGGGTCGATGCGCTGCAGGCCTTTTTGCGCGTTCTTGAAATCGGTGGGGATGTCGCGTACTTGCCTGCCTACTCGTTGGGCCTCAGCGCCCATAACACGGACATCTGTGGGGGTAATCCCACGAACAGGAATTCCTGACGTCAGACCCGGGAATAGGTGCGGGATTTTAAGCGTGCCCGTTGTTGCGTAGTTGTACGCTTCGCCTACGCCCTCTTCAAACGCTTTGCCTTGCGGGGTACTAGGCTCAGCAAGCCTCTTGTACATGCTGTACATGTTCTCTTGCGCAGGCTTAACGTTCTGCTTCCAGTACTCGTCAGCGCCTTGTTGATCGTCCTCTGCGTACTTGCGATATAAGTAGCCTGGGCCTGCGCTTAAAGCTTGTAGGGGGGACTGCCATGCACCAGCGATTGGCGCTACTGTGCCACCTAGCAATGTACGTGCTACGTCGGTAGCAGCAGGCGCTGGACGCCCCATCATTGTGCGTGCTACATCAAACGCTGTTGCTGCTGCTTTGTCATACGCTGATAGCGGCGCGGGGTAGTTGTGCTGCAGACGCATGAGTTCGTACTTCATGTCGTCGATTGTAGGCTTGGGGAGTGGGCCGGGTAATGGCGTGGTGGGGTCATCCCATTCGTTAGTTGCCATGTCTATTCGCTTTCTTCAGAGCCAGTCCACCCATGCTTACGCATCCGATCTAAAATGTCTTCGTATTCAGTACCCTCATACTCGTGTGCCTGACCCCAAATGTCGTCAAGGATGTTGTCGTCTATAAGATGCTTGTGCAGTTCATTTGAGAGCAGGTCTTTTTGTTTTTTGTACTGCGTAAAGCCGCGCTTGCTGTTGTATTCTGAATGCCCACGCTCCATCTCGCGAAAGCGATCAACAACTTGATTCATGAAGTTGTTGTAAACGTCCGTATCATCAGCGTCTTTGCCTTCTTCTTCGACAGCTTTTTTGGCAGCTTTATCTAAGAACTTGTTGTCATTCCAAATGTCAAGATATGAAGTTGAGCGAGCAGCTTCTTTCCATCGCCCGTCTTCTATGATGCCTTCCAACGAATTGCGCGTATTAGAAATTCCGGCAACTTCACCAAGCAATTTGCTACCATTACCAACAAGCTTTTTCACAGTTGCAAGTGGGAGTCCGGTTTGCGCGGCAACGGTCTCAGCATCAAGGCCCACGGCTTTAGCGGCATCAGTATAGTTGTCGCCTTCTTCTACTGAAGCCCAAAGCTGTGTATGCGGCACATCTTCTGGGTTGTCCCAATTATCGCCAATGCTTTGACCCGTGGACGTCTCATAAGCCTTCTTGGCATTGTCAGTATTTTCCCAAATCGTGGACGCGTAGGCTGCAATCTTTGCGGCAGCTTCTGCACTGTTGATAGCAGGCGCGGCGGTTTGCGCCATCTGTGTCAATGGTGCCAAAGGCACAGTAAGCTCAGGCACAACATCCGTGATCTTGGGCGTGGGTAGCATCTGATTGACTGCTGCTTGCCCAGCACGTTGTAGCACCTCACGACGTGACATAGGCGTATTGATCACCTTCTGTGCCAATGCCTCTAAAGGCGTAGGGGTATGAGGCGGCGTGGGTTGCTGCACGGGTGGCCGTGCTGGTGCTGGTGCTGGTGCTGGTGCTGGTGCTGGTGCAGGTGCTGGTGCTGGTGCAGGCTGCATTGCGCCAGGCGTTGACATGGGCGCAGACAATGGGGACGAGGGTGGCAATGGGATATCTGCAGGCCGCACAGCAGGCAAGTTCTCAGGTGCCGCTTGCCCAAGTCCGAGGATGCCACGCCTTGATAGATTGACAGGCGGCTCCATAGGCTTAACGGGCTTACGACCAAAGAGGCCGACCTCCATCATGGCAGGGTCTCGCATCAAAAGACTGGCGCCATCGTCATATGACGGTGACTCTGCTTGTTGCATGAGCATCTCAGCTCTAATACGTGCAAAGTCGTTCTCAGAGGGCATATGGGTTGATCCGCGGCCGGCGGTCCTCGTCGTATGAGTCATCGGCATTGTATACCGGATCAATGTTCAAGAACCCTAAGTCTCGCAAAAGTCTGAGGGCCTGCGATGTTGCGTCAACAAGGTCGTCATGCCTGACTTCTGGGAAGGCGCAGAGCTGGTTAATCAGGGGTTCAACCCATGACCTTGGGGCACCGGGCGTGGTGGTTGACTCTGGGATGTAGATGCGGCCACGTTGGATGATGGGCGCCACTAAATTGAGCCGCATCATCTTGTCTGCAGAGCCGGGGTTGTAGCTCCTCACAGGCAGGCCACCGCGTTGCAGGTCTTGCACAAGGGAGATGCCTGCCGACTTGTCCTCGATCAGTATCATGTCGACTTTCTTGCCTGAGCCAAACTCGTTGTCATCGCCGTAGATACTGGACGCTTCGTCAATGACTTTGGGTCTTAGGTCTGGGTATTGCAGGTGCTCCTCCCAGCAATCAATGATCATCGCCGACATGGGCTTGTCGTCATTAGGCTTGAACACGCCAAAGACAACGCACGCAGTCGGGTCATTCTTGGTCTTGTCTGACGTGGCGCAGTCGTAGCTTTGCACAACATACTGAAACCTAGGCAAGGGTTTGTCATGCGGCCATAGCTTGAACCAGTTACGCTTGATGATGCCCGCCTCTTCTGGGTCAATGATCTCAGCATAGATTTCTTGGCGCCCAAGCTTTGTGCCCTCATACTGCAGGATTTGCTTTTGGAATGTGGGGGCTAAGTTCTTGATGTTGTCGTACGTGGATGCTGTGGTGTAGCATACATCGTCGCCGTCACGATTGACCAGATCCACAATCAGGGGCTTAGGCTTTGGGGTTGTGGTGGCAATGATCTTGGGGTGTTGGCCCAGGCGCATACCAAATTGCAGCATGTCCCATGCATCATCAAGGTAGTCCCAGGCTGCGAGCTCATCAAGCCAACCACCATGGAACTGTGGGCCACGGAAGCGGGAAGGCTCAGACGCAGCGATTCCTTTAATGATGCTGCCATTCTTGAGCTTGATCTCATGCAGCGATTTAATGTAGTCTTCGATCAGTATTTCAGGGATGACGGACTTAAGCCCTGAGTCACCTTCAAAGCACACGTCACGAACGTCGCCTGATGTGGGTGCTGATACGAGCCAACGTGTATTAGGCTGCGACCATGCTTCCCACCACAACCACTCAGCAGCACATCGTGTTTTGCCTGCGCCACGACCGGCTAAAAGCAACCAAATCGACCACCAGTCACCACTTGGAGTGATTTGATGGTTGTTGGCAATGGATAACCATTTGATGCGGGCTTTGAGTGCCGCCTGCCACTCTGGCGAAGCAGCATTGAGGTTTGGCCCCGACTTGATCTTTTGCGCTAGCCTATTTGCTATCGCCGGCTTCAGCATCGGCTTGCCTTGCAGCTAGGAGATCAGTAACGAGTGATTGCGCAAAGTCATGTACGACATCGACCTCGATGGCGCCGTCATTCTTGCCTGTGACTTCGACTTTGGAGTTTTCGCGGTATTCAGCGGGGAACCTAGCAGCCATGGACCGAGACCAAAGACCTGTGTTCAGCTTCGGCCCGCCGGGGTTCTCAATCATGTGATTCTGTGCAAGAGACTCGTAGTAATCAAGCGCATCAAGACGCGCTATTTCTAAGGCTGCTCGAAAATCCTCATGTGCGCCTTCCCAGTTACGGAGATTGTTGGGCGCAATCTCAAGACGCGAAGCGATTTGCCAACGTGAAAGGCCCAGCTTTCCCATGCCCTCGATCTTGGCGCAAAGAGCGGGGTCATACGTCGTGGGGCGACCACGCCCGGGCTTTGTGGGTTCAGTCATAGTTGTCATTATACACACCTCGTTGTGCCAGAGTACACTCTTTTATGCAGTTTTGGCGGATTACAAAAAAGATTACAAACATCGCGAAAACTATATAGGATAGTGTATATATATATATAAATATATTTAGATTTATAGATAGTAATATATGTAATATTGTAATTAGAGAATCGTAACAACAACTTAGAGCATTTTTTCATGTAATTTTTGAGTAATAAGTTTTGTAATTTAGAACGAGTCTGTGCTGCTTTGTACTTCTTTCGCAATTGCGTCAGCTGTCTTTTTTGCGATTTGTCTTTTATTACAACTCTCCCAGTCCCGCGTATTACCAATGAACCAGCCCCTCACTGTGACGTTTTTCCCAGCATCCTGGTCATCTTTTTTCATGAACACGATGGCCTCATCCCCCGGTGTAATGCTCGACAGCGCCGCCTTGACATACTTCGTATGTGGCATCTTCTCATCCCCTTGCCACGTCCGGTAGAGTATTTGCAGCTGCTGATTGGTGAAGAACGCCATGTCCCCAATGTGGATCTTCATCCACTCAAGAAGCTCATTGACAAATTGCTGAGTTGGCGATTGGCTCATCTTCACCACCTGCGCCTTGCGCTTTGTCTCCGGTGCAGCTTGGAACGGGTCAAAGTGAGCAATGTCCCTAAGGTAATACCAATTGAGCACCTGGCCAAACCCGCCAGCCCTTGCCCACTTCATGAGCGCCGTCACCATGGGCCGAGTCTCCTGATTGGTCAGTGTCTCCGGCTTATAGATTGCCTCACGGCGTGCGTTGTTCCCCATCGTGGTGACGTAGGGCCGGTTAGTCGTGAACACGAAGTTCATATAGTTCTCTATGGAATATTGCTGGCCATACTTATTATTTATAGTTATTTCCTTGGATGTGATGAAGTTCTTCAGCTTTGCTGAGTGGTCCTCCCTATCTGATGAAGGCTCATTCACCACCACGAAGATCTTGTTCTTCAGTATGCCGTTGAAAGAGCCAAAGAGCTCATCAGGCCCCACGATGATTGCCGGTGACCCCTCACCAATTCCTAGCATCTCGGCTATGAACTCAGCCACGGCTGATTTGCCAATGCCTTCAGTGCTGGATACGAACTGCGGTGTGGTGTTGTTTCGCCTGTATGGGTATTGCACAATGTTGGCGACCCAGTCATGCCAGTACTCAGCAAACTCAGGCTCATCACGAAAAAAGTAGTTGCAGAAGTCAATGTAGATCTGCACGTCGCCTTCTGCCGGCTCATAGGCCCATGAGTTGAGATAGTTGTAGCAACCATCCGGAGTGACGCGGATTCCCTGATAGTGTGGATACACCCCTACCTTGCGGATGTCGCACCTCTTATGCCACTTCTTGTATTCCTCAAGCATGGCAATCTCCTTGCTGACCACCTTAGGTGGGCTGCCATTGCGGCCAGGCGACATGCTCGTTTGGATGAAGATATGCTGTGCGGCGTCTATCTTAGCTTTTTGAAAGCCCATAATGTGGCCGTCACTGAGCCTGATCACATCGCCATTCAGCATGGCGTAGCGCGTTGAGAACTCATGTAGCTTAACATCGAGAGTGTCGAGGCCGTTCATCACAATGCTGGTTGTAGTCAGGACCTCAGTCAAAGTCTTGCCCGCCATCAGGTGGTCGTCGATGGCGTATTTTTTGCCCTCGCCGTATCCGAACTTGCCCACACGGCAAAGGTGGACCTCGGCGCCAAGGCCCCTTAGTGTAATTGCTAGCTTTGTCTCGGCAAGAGCCACCTGCTCATTAGGCTCACCATTCGGCTTGGCGCCGTCATAGTCGAAGATAATGAAGACCTGCCTGCTCTTGGACTCAAAGCTAGTCTTTTTGCGCCACATGATTTGCAACAAGTCCTTGTGCAAGTGTAAACCTTGCTTGTCAGTCCAGCTTGTAACTCCAGCCAGTCCAAGGCAGGCGTAAAGCAGACTGTCTTTGAGGATTGTTTTGTTGATGGCCCAGGCCTTGAATTCCCCCTCCGTGATGATGATGGGAATGTCCACATCCATGGCCACTCGGCGCCAGTTTGTCTGCGGCGTGAAATAGATATGGCTGCCACTGGCTCGAGCCTGTGAGTACTTCATCTTGCCTCGAGGCACCAAGAGCCTGACGCGGTTGAAGTCGGTCAGCTGGCCGTCGATGTCCCAGTACGGTATGCGTATGCTCAGCTCACTGGTGTGGCCGATCAGTTTCCGCGTGGCATCTCTATCGAGAAACTCCAGGCCCAGTGCTGCAATGTCTGTATCGTCGAATTGTCTTTCTTCAAGGTAGTTGTGGTATAATTGCTGAGGTGTTAGTACACTTGCGCCAAACCCACTTGGCGCAGTCTGTTGTTGCATAGTCGTCCTTCGTAATGACAAAGGCCCCTAGATCTAGACAATCTAGGGGCCTCATTTTTTTATAAACAGCCTAGGTAGTCTTCAACGAGCTCGTCTGCCGTTGGCAGCGGTACTTCAGGTGCAATTTTGCTGAGCAGCAGTAAGAACTTGTCGGCTCTTTCAAAGAGCTCAGGCGTATGCAGATCATCACTGATCTCTAATGGTACTGTAAGCGTAAACAATACAGAAATTGCAGGTGGAATCATGATAGGTACCTTTCAATAGTCAAAAAAAGTTGATGGAAGTGGGCCTACGATAGGTGCCACCAAGCAACTATACATCACTTTTGTGCCCTGGTGGGGCAGATGATGGGGTTGGAGCACCATTATACCACCTAAGTTGTTGATTCTAAACGCTTTCTGCATATTACAAAAATTTTTTGCAAAAAAGTTGCAAAGACTGCTTAAGCAGATGTACAATCCACTTGCAGCAACGTTGCTGTGATGTTAAACTGACCATTGAAAGGCATACAGAATGAACTACTTCAAGTACACCGAAACAGCTTTGGCACAGACCATTGCGATGCTGAACAGCATCAGCCATGACCAGCTCGAGCATATCCTGGCTGAGCTTGGCGACCACCCACGCTACATGTTGGCTCATGCAGTCAAAAAAGTGCAAGATGAGCTCGGCCCTCTTAGCGGCAACTTTGCCAACCCCAATGGCATCCTTTGCTCCAAGTGCGGCTTTGATGATTGCGAGGTTCATGACAGCGAGGACGACGGCCCCGAGTACATCATTTGCGGCTACTGCAACCACATTGAGCATCTTGACTAGTGTACAATTACTTAGTGGCACTCCACAACAACTGATTATTGAAAGGCATCTATCATGAACGACATCGAAACAACAATCTACACGGCAGACAGCATACGCATCAGCGTTGATGAATGGGACGACGGCGGCGTGTGGCTGGGATTGCAAGGCCGCGGTGCCAGCATGCACGCAGTTTTGACTCGCGCCGAGGCTGAAGCAATGTTCAACGGCTTGCAAGCAATTTTGTCAAAAGAGGTGGCAGCATGACCGCATACACAGTCTACATCCTCAGCGAAAAGCGCTTTCAGCACACCATCACAGTTATGGCCAATGACCCTGATCACGCCATCGGCATCGCGCTTGAAGAGTGCGACTTCGAGGTGCGTGAAGCCTACTGCGAAGACGAGGCTTTTTATCAATGATCGCAACTCTCAAACTGTACGCAGGCGCAGCACTTGCTTTGGCGGTGCTGTATGTAATCACCTATGTCGTTCTGGGGGTAGTATGAAAGCACTAGAATGGCTCAGAAATGCACTGGCCCTGTTGGGCCTAGTGTCCACAACCATCATTGTTGGCGTGTATCTCGGCTACACCACGTATCAACCAGCCTGCAATAATGCACTATCTATCTTCACCAAAGAGTGCAAATGAAGTACCGCAAAAAGCCCGTGGTCGTTGAGGCCGTGCAGTGGTTCAAGCTGGGCGACCATCCAGAAGTTTTATGGGCCCCGATTAACTACCCTGACATTCCAGATTTCATAGTGGGAGTCCACGGCGGAATCAAGACGCTGGAAGGCTGGCACACTGTCAGCCCCGGCGACTACATCATCACAGGCGTGAAAGGCGAGCACTACCCCTGCAAGCCTGACATCTTTGAGATGACTTACGAGCCTGCGGAGCAAGCATGACGCCAACATCCAGATTGCGCTTTGTTGAGCGCGAAATATCAAACCCTTATGAATTTGAGCTAGGTAAGCACATCATGCTTACAAAGACAATTCGCATTCTTCAGCAATGGTGGGAACCTGAATACAACGTCATTGACATGGTGGTTGACAAAAAAACAGGCCAATGGCGTGATGTACCAATTGAAAAGGAGCAAGTATGACCGAAGACCAAAAGTGGCAGGTTATGAGCGCCCTAATGCCGCCAGCGTACTTGGCCGCAATCATCACAAGGGTGACAGACGGCACCATCAGCAGAGCGGGCGCGTTAATCGTGTTCGACACCATCTACGAGCAAAACAAGGCCAAGTTGGCCGCAGCAATTGCGGGGCAAGCATGAAAGAAGACACCACACCCATCGACTCCATATGGATGAAGAAGACAGGCGGCTATGCCCGAGACAAGACCCTGCGTGATGAGTTTGCTGCACGGGCCATACAAGCAGAACTTGCCAGCGGCATCCATGAATCTGATTTTTCATATTATTCAAAACGAGCCTACGAACTGGCAAATGCAATGCTTGCCGCAAGGGAGGCGAAATGATACTTACACCACAGCAGATGACAGAGTCGATATTGAAAACACTGGAGGATGTTGTTGCTGACATCTACCCTCCCGAAGAGCGCGAAGAGGCCAAGGCCCGCATTCTTAATGCGTGGAGCGCGGAGATGTTTCAGGGGAGGGATGCGAAATGAATAGCTACAAATTGTACGAGCCGCCCAAGCCTGTGGGTCACTGGGTACTGTACGCAGAGGCTTCACACACCACCAGTTTTGCCATGTATCACAAGCCATCATGGCTGCAACGCTGGTTCACAACCAAGCTGCTGGGCTGGACATGGAAGGATGCGGAATGAACGATGACGATACCGACGCTGGGGGTGACTTCTTCATCGACTTGGTGAAGACGATGCTTGCCCTCTTTATCTTTGTGCTGTTTGTTTCGGTGATATGCACTGTTGTGTGGTGGGCCATCACATGATCCAGATCATCTACATCCCTGTGCTGTTTGTGTGCATGGCTGGGCACTGCGAGTTTATGCAGACCATGCGGTACTACAAAAGCGAAACAGAGTGCCGCGCCACATTGGATGAACAGAAAGAAAACCTACGCAAAATGGCCCTCAAAGGTGGTCAAATGGTCACCCAAATAGAAGGCACTTGCATCACTTTGAAAAATGGAATGCTATGAAGACACCAGAGGATGAAGCGTTTGAGGACATTGAGCGCAGACAAGGCGGCGGCTTTCCCGCTAAAAGGGCTATGGCTGCGGACAAGCTGCACTGGTCAGACTGTGCGGTGCATAACGCACCAGCGTACCTTGCTGGTGCGTGTGATTGTGGTGTAGAGAAGGGGCAAGAAGAAGATTGGGGTGCGCTTGCTGAAAAGCAGTTGGCATCAATTAAACGCGACACGCGGGCAAGCTTTGAAGACGCAATGGTTTGCGCTACGCATAAAGTGATGGCCGAATTTGAGGCACAGCCACCCCTGCCAGTGCAGGAGCCACCACAAAACCATGTTTGGCGAGTATCAAATAAAGTGGCTGCATTTTATTTTTGGTCAGAAGATGCGGCTCGAAAAGCAGCAACTAGCAGCGGCGCAACTTGGATGCATGTGACGCCGGTAAGTTTGGTTGACGTGGCGCAGCCACCCCTGCCAGTGCAGCCAGTGCAGCGCGAATGGGTAGGGCTGACGGATGAGGATAGAAAAGCAACACTGCTTACAGCGTACAAAGAATGGGAATGCGAAGAGCTATTGCTTTGCGCTAGAGAAGATTACTTGCTGATTGAGCAAGCCCTGAAGGAGAAGAACACATGACCGATGAAAAATCAGAACCTCGCCCATGCCAATCGTGGTGGGATTGGTATCTGTCTCCGCCAGAAGACTGGCGCAAAAAATATGGTGATGCATTTATTTGGACTGAGCAAGAAAAAATGCTGATGCAACAACTCAAGGAAAAGAAAGCATGAACGTACTGCAATACCTGAACAACCTCCGCCCAGCCATACCAATGTCTGCGGAACGTCCTTGCACCGTTATGAGCAACGGCGAACTGCGCAGGCACATGGCACAGGGTGCTGTACTCATCAACGGCGAGACGGTGACCCCGGACGAGCCAATGGACTTCCCTGTCTTCTCGCTAGTGTTTTTCCCGAACTCAAAGAACCGAAGAACCACAATCATTTAGGAGAAGAACAATGGATGAACATCAAGCTTATTTAGGTGATGGCGTGTACGCCAGCTTCGACGGCTACCAAATATGGTTGGCAGTCAATCACCATGAAAACAATGTGGTGGCACTTGAGCCGCAGGTGTTTACCCGCTTGTGCCAATACGTTGAAATGCTGAAAGAGAAAAGTGAAAAAACCGCTTAAACACATGGCCATTAGGGCACTACTACGTAAGTACCCAGATGGTCTATCCGTAAAAGAGATTTGCAGTTTCTCAGGCATTGCAGATCGCGTTGCAAGACCCGCACTACGTAAAATGGCAGATGCCTACATTGACCGTTGGATTCGAGGGGAGTTCCAAAAGCCGCCAGAGGCTGTCTGGTGTGTGGTTGAGGTGCCGGAAGATTGCCCACCACCGTATACGAAAGAGAAAGCATG